GCCTGGAGTTGGCGCGATGCTGGAGTTGGCTCGGCCTGGAGTTGAGTGTGCTCGGATTTCTGCGGTGCTTGGCGGTGCTGCGTTTCGAGGTACAGTGCTCGGTTTGCGGCGCTCGGCGGCATGGGGGTAGGGGGGCCGGCTCGGGTCCCCGGCTCGGCCTAGGTCTGGGCCCCCACCCCCCACCTCCAATCACCCCACCCAAAATCCCACGAAAAAATTCATCGGCCCCACCCAGCCCACGAAAAAATTCCCAAAATCGGGTAGACTGTCCGCTGTACGCAGCTCAGTGTCCTTGGTCCCAGCACGCCCAGCGTGCGCTCGGCCCCGAGACCACCCCCGGACTTGGGGTCGAGTCACTCCAGCGAGTCGAACTGACCGGGCGCCCAGACTGTGGGGAGCTGTTCCAGCTCGGAGACCCCCCGCATCGCCTCGAAGATGTCCGGGTCGTCTTGCAGCGCTTCCCGGTGGAGCACCGCGTTCAGGCGATCGTCGATGACGTCAACCATGTGCCACCGCGCGGACTCCTTGAGCACGAAGACCGAGGTGCTGCAGTAGAGGTGTGAGCCCAGCGGGGTCTTGACCACCGCGAGCACGGCCCAGCCGCTGCGACGCGGGTGCGGCCGCACCTCGGTCTGGACGTGGGTCAGCTCCCGCTCTCCCTGGATGACTTGCTGCATGGCGATCCTCCTGCCCCCACGCTATCCCCCCTCCATGCCCGCTCGCAAGAAGAAAGCTGCCACCCGCAAGAAGCCCGCCTCCCGCAAAGCCACTCCGGCCAAGCCTTCCCGCAAAGCCACTCCGGCCAAGCCCTCCCGCAAACGCCTCAAGACCCAGCGCCAGGAGAATGCAGCGCGCCGGCGCGCGGGGGAGCCCGAGCTGCCCATGCCCAAGCGGGCGCCCATTCCGCACCGAGACGGGGAGCCCAGCGCAGGGCCGCAGCCCATGGACCACTGCCCGGCCTGCGACGAGTTCAAGCTGCTGACGGAGTTCGCACTGGGCAAGGACGAGAAGATGCCGCGCACCGGCGCCTTCGTGTGTCGGGCGTGTCGCAACGAGAAGCGCAAGCCCGCGACCGATGCGCTCATGACGGTGGGCCCGCGCGACCGGCAGCTCTTCCGAGACCTGATCCGTACGCAGTCGTTCGCCGAGACGGCGCGGCTGCATGGGATCTCAGCCCACCGGGTGCGCGAGCTGACCGTGGTCAAGAGGAAAGACGACGGGGTCAACGCCATTGCCCGGCGCGAGGCGTGGCGCCAGTTGCTGATCGCGGAGGGCCTCGACGCCGCGACCCTCTCGCGCCTGATGAAGCTCGAGACCTACGCGGTCGAGCCCCGATGGAACAGCGCCAAGGGTGAGTTCGACTTCTTCCCCGACCACAAGAGCCGCCAGTCCGCCATCCGTTGGCTGGCCAAGCAGACCGGGCTCGACGCACCGAGTGCGGCGCTCCAGGAGCAGGCCCCGGTCCCCTCGGTTATCATCGTCAACAACCTGGGGGACAAGGCCACGGGCGGCGACACCGGCACGGATCGGTTCACGATTGACGTGACGCCCAAGGTGACGGAGCCCTCGTGACCGCACTCTCCCCCACCGATCGGTCCGATGCGTTCGTGGAAGACATGGACAAGCGGATCGAGTTTCGCGCCAATCCGGTGCAGAAGGCGTTCATCACGAGCCGGGCCAAGGCGGATCTCTTTGCCGCGCGAATGGGCGAGGGCAAGAGCGCCGCGCTGTGCTGGGCGTGCTTCTACCACACCCAGCAGAATCCCGGGGCGCGTTGGGCGATGGTCCGCGACACCTGGGAGAATCTCCGCGACACGACGCAGCTCGAGTTCTTCGAGTGGTTCCCCAAGGGCGTGTGCGGCGAGTACGTCGGCATCAACAAGACGTGGCAGTGGTCGATCGGCGAGATGCGGGGCTCGGTGCAGTGGATGGGCATGGACGACGAGAAGGACGCGGCCAAGCTGCAGAGTCGTGCGCTCGCCGCGTTCGGCATGGACGAGCCCGCACCCGCGGCGCACTCGGGCGGCATCGCGGAGTACATCTTCACAACCGCCATGAGCCGGCTCCGTCAGCGAGGCATCAACTGGTACACGGCCAAGCTCGCCGTCAACAACCCGGACGAGGCGCACTGGACCTACCGACGCTTTGCGGACCCGCGGAAGAAGAACGCGGGCTACCGCTGCTGGCAGACAGGTGAGCCGGAGAATCTGCAGAATCTGCCGGAGGACTACTACACCGATCTGCGGGACACTTACAAGGATCGCCCCGATCTGCTGGATCGATTCGTGGATGGCAAGTTCGGGTTCCAGCGCATCGGCCGCTCAGTCACGCCCGCGTGGAATGACTCGGTCCACCTCGTGCCGCATCTTCAGCCGGCGCCCGGCGAGCTGCTCCATCTGCTCTGGGACTTCGGACTCAACCCCACGTGCATCGTGACGGATCTGCACCAGGGTCACTGGCGCATCCTCGAAGCGCTCGTGGGCCACGAGGTGGGGGCCATTGAGCACATCGAGCAGTCGGTCAAGCCCTTGCTCACCAGCCGCTATGAGGGCTTCGAGTGGGATCACACCCACGACCCGGCCAACCCCCGCGACCAGTCCTCGAGCGAGTGGACTCCGGTGCGGGTCATCCGCGAGGAGCTAGGCGGACCCTGCTACCCGGGAGCCATCGACTTCCAATCGGGAGCGGACGCCCTGAACGCGACCTTGGCGCAGCTTCGCGATGGGCGGGGTCTGGTCGAGGTGGACAAAAGTCGCGCACAGGCCGTGTGGTGGGCGTTGCGAGGGGGTTGGCACTATCCAGTGCAGCATTCGGGTGTTACGTCGTCGCACCCGAAGAAGGACGAGCACTCTCATCCGGGCGACGCCATGCGCTACGGCGCGAGTCGGTTCTTTCCCATGGGCCGGCTTCGTGGTAAGAAGAGCGCTAGGGCGAGCAAACGAGGGCCGCGGTATTTCAAGAGCGCCCGGCCTGGGCAGATCCCCAAGGAAGCCCAGGAGATCAAGGACCCGAAAGACGCGAAGGAGTAGTCATGGCCGTTCGGAAGAAGAAGATCATGAAGCCGAAGACGATGGAGCTACCCGGCACGGGAGGACCCCAGGGCCGCGTCCCCAGCAAGCCCCGGAATCCGATCGGTCCCGGCAAGGGCAGTCCTGGCAAGCGACGACCGCGTGGGAAGAAGTAGATCGTGGCCGCTCCGTTCACGAATCCCACGGATCTTCCGCCGGACGAAGAAGAGACCATCCCGGACGTATTGCGCCCGGCCATGGGTCTTCCGCCGACGCGCGAAGAAGACGTGGCATTCGAGCCGCCGCCCGCGGAAATCGAGCTGACGGACGAGCAGGAGAAAGAGCAGCGCGCCGCGGAGGCGATGGACAAGGAAGAGGTGCTGCAGATGTGCCTCAACTACCTCAACACGGCACGCGACGCGCGGCAGTCGGGGCGCAGTGATCGCGAAACCGAGTGGAATCAGAACCAGGACGCCTACTGGACCAACGCCGACTACTCCGACAAGGAGGAGTGGCAGGCGACGGAATCGATCCCCGAAGTGCAGAATTCGGTGGATCGTCTGACCGCGAGCTTGCGTTCGGCGCTGATTCAGGGTCAGTGGTACACGATCGAGGACCCGGGCGACCCGGATGGGCTTTTGCAGAGCCACATTCGGCGTTTCATGGACGTATTGCTCGATCGCTGCGGTCGAGACACGACCGAGGGTCACGTTCTCGGTTTTGAGCACGTTTTTGGTGATATCGTCAAATCCGGCGCGCTGACGATGGCTGTAGCGCAAGTGGCCGTGGACGAAAACGCAGATCCGATTGTGGAAGCCATCGACGCGCGAGAGTGTTACCTCGATCCCACGATGCGGAACCTCTATTTCGTGCGCCAGTACGAAACGGACTGGCACACGCTGAACGCAGAGGCTTCAGCCGCACCCAAGGAAGCCGGTTGGCACATGGAGGCCGTGAAGGCGCTCCGCACGAGTGGCGGCGAAGACTCAGAGGGCCGTAGAGACAAGGGGCGCTCTTCGGGGACCGACATCACGGTGGCGAACGACGGTAACCGTCGTCCGGTGATGCTCCACGAATACCGCTGCGACATGATCGACGTGGACGGGCACCTCGTGGCGCGCAATCAGATGATCGTCATGGGTGACGAGCGGTCGATTCTGCGCGGACCCATCCGGAACCCGTTCTGGCACGGGCGGGACTGGCGGGTTGCGGCGCCGCTGATCCAGATCCCGTTTTCGGTCTACGGACGCTCCTGGGTCGAGGGGTTTCGCGGACTGGTCGACACCTACACGTCAATGACGAATCTCATTCTGGACGCGAGTTTCATCGAAGCCATGAAGGCGTTCATGGTCTGGCCTGATGCGCTCGAGGACCCCACTCAGGCGGATTCGATTCACGCGGGCAAGACCTACCTCGCGAGCGATCAGGTGCAAACGGGTACGCCGTTCATTCAGACCGTGGACACAGGGCGCTTGTCTCCCACGACGTTCACGGCGTGGCAGGCACTGCAGCAGTTGATCCGAGAGGCGACGAGTCAGAACGAGCTGTCCCTGGGGCAGCTCCCGCCGAAGGGCGACATCACCGCTACGGAGATCGTGGGTGCGCAGCAGGGTCAGAGCCAGCTCATCCGCTCCATGGCGCGGGACCTGGAGCAGCGCGTGGTGGCGCCGATTCTCGACTTGCTCTGGTCGGTGGGACTCCAATTCCTCGACCCCGACGACAAGCGGATGCGGCAGGATCTCGGTCCGGAAACCTTCGACATGATGGTGGCCCAGAAAACGGATTTCCGAGATCGGCGAATTCGCTTCAAGGCCAATGGCATCTCGGCTTCGCTGGAGAAGGCGGACAAGGTGCGCGCGAAGCTCTCGATCCTGCAAACGGTTTCGGACAATCAGTTTTTGCTCCAGCTCTTTCAGCAGAAGTACAGCATGGAGCGCCTCGTGGGCTCGATCCTCGCCGACATGGGCGTGGATTTGACGGATCTCGAGTTGACGGCGGACGAGCGCGCGCGGGCCGAGGTGGCCAACCAGCAGGCAGCGGCGCAGAACGCTGCGGGGGCTGGGCCGTCCGGTGGCGGCGCTCCGAATCTCGGCGGCTCGCAGCAGGAGGGACCGTGAACGACACGCTAGTCAACAAGCACATCGAGCAGGCGGCGCTGGGGCAGGAGGCGGTTCACGCGCTCGACATCATGGCCCCGATCCTCGACGGGCAGGAAGAGAGCATCATTGCCCGCGCACTTAAGGCCATTTCCGAGGGCGAGATGTCGAGTGATCAGGCCATGACGGCGTGGATGGAGCTGGCCGCAGTGCGCGATACGCGCAAACGGCTCATGGGGAAGATTCGCGCCGGAAAC